GAAGACAAGTTGTTCAGTATGGAAGTAAATGAGTTGGCATTGACTATGCGTGCTGCAAACTGTTTGCGTGCTGGCGGCATAAAAACAGTTAATGATTTAGTGAAAACGACTCGTTGGGATTTAATGAAACTTCCAAACTTAGGCAAAAAGTCACTGCTTGAAATTGAAGAAGTGCTTGCAGAACTTAATTTGAAATTGCGAGCAATGTGATGATCAGTCCATTCCCTAAGATCACCAAGCAAGGCTGGAAGACCTTGGACGAAATGGTCGAGACCCACACCAAACGCCAGAAGGCATTCCAAATGGCTGGCCTCGACTACAACGAAGCCTTTGGGCTGGCCGAGCAGATGTGGGAGCGCGATCTCGATCTCCAAGACGATCGGCGAGTTTGCTTCGAGTGCAAGCACTACAAAGATGAAAAGTGCGAAGCGATCCGCACCAAGTTCGACCGGCCATCAGAGCCACTGAGGTTTATCCTCCAGCGGTGCGACTTCTTCAAACTGAAAGGCACAAAATGATAGTAGGCATAGACCCCGGCGCATCAGGCGCCCTCGTGATCATGGAAAACAACCAACCCATTGAATGGATGCGCATGCCCACCATGAAGATCGGCAGCACCACGCGAGTCAACGCTGCCGCAATTGCCAGCCTGTTGCAGGACTACCAAATCACAAAAGCCTACGTTGAGAACGTCCACTCAATGCCAAAGCAGGGGGTAGCATCCAGCTTCAACTTTGGGCACTCCTGCGGGGTCGTAGAAGGCGTTGTAGCGGCCTGCGGGATACCCATCCACATGGTCACCCCACAGACGTGGAAAAAGCGGGCAGGATTAATCGGTCAGGACAAGGACGCCGCCCGGACTCAAGCCATCCGACTCTGGCCACGGTGGCCTGCATTGCACAAGAAGCTCGAAGGCCAAGCCATGGCCGATGCTGCCTTGATCGCAATCTTTGGAGATCGAGATGACTGAGAAGAACATCCATGACGCCGTGGACTACATCTACACCCAAGGGCAGGCATACGCAAAGGCCAAGGGCGAGTTGACGTACCTCGAAGAGTTTCGCAAATCCAAGAAGGCTTTGCTCATGACCACCATCATGAAGGACGAGAAGATCAAGAGCGTGGCGGCTGCCGAAGTCCGAGCCTACGCTGACGTGGAGTACATGGAACTGATTAAAGGCATAGGAGCGGCTACAGAGAAGGCAGAAGGCTTGCGCTGGGGTTTGGTGGCTGCGCAGGCTAGAGTGGACGTATGGCGCTCTTTAGAGGCTTCTAACAGGCAAATGGACAAGGCGGTCATGTGAACGGTACCTACAACAAAGCAGAGCGTATGTGGGTGGGGCTGGTGAAGGAGCAGCCCTGCTCTGTGTGCGGGGAGCATGACCCCTCAGACGCCCATCACATCAAGCAGGGGAACCATTACACAGTGGTCGCCCTGTGCAAGTCATGCCACCAAGGGGCTCTCATGGGCTGGCATGGGCAGAAAAGGGCATGGGCGATAGCCAAAATGGAGCAAATCGACGCCCTGAACGTCACAATTTCCAATGTTTTTGCGCAAATACAACAAAAAAAGTGACTTTTTTTTGCTTTTTTATGTTCTGAAGCCCAAAAGTCCTTTAATTTGGTATTAAAATTCCATTACCGCAACTTTAGCGGGTTTAACTGGAGATACCAAATGACCGAAGTCCAAGCAACCATCCAAGCCCTCTCAACTATCGAGAGCCTGACCAACAACATCGACACCCTCGCAGTGCTCGACCGCCAAGTCAAAGACTTGACCACCAAATGCAAATCCCTGAAAGAAGAGATCACCAACGCCTACGGCGAAGGCAAGCACCGTGGTGAGAAGTACGGCGTGCGCATCACCATTGAGAACCGCAAAGGTTCCGTGGACATGGAGAAGCTGTGCGCTGCCTTTGGGATCACAGAATCCCAACTGGACAGTTTCCGTGGCGAGTCCAGCGCAATCATCAAGGTCGCATCCATCGCTTAATTTAACGGGGCTTCGGCCCCACACAGGAGAACACCATGAAACACTTTATAGCAATCATCAATGGCAATGACGAGCGGTATCTAATGGCGCGTGATGAAGAACATGCATATGACCAAGTTTATTTGGACATTGGTTACGATCCCGGCGATGTTTTTGTAGAAGAAGTTTCTGAAGAAGAATGGAACGGATAAATGAAATACCTATCTGTATGCTCAGGAATTGAAGCAGCAACAGTAGCTTGGCACCCTTTGGGGTGGGAGCCTGTTGCCTTCGGTGAGATTGAGAAATTCCCTTCGCAGGTGTTAGCGCACCATTACCCGGACACCCCGAACTGGGGTGACATGACTAAATTTAAGGAGTGGCAAGATGCAGATGTCAATGTTTTCGTTGGAGGAACTCCCTGCCAGTCCTTCAGTGTCGCTGGTCTCCGAAAAGGATTGGATGACCCTCGTGGCAACCTCATGCTTACATACCTTGCCATTGCTGCAAAGTATCGGCCCCAGTGGCTGGTTTGGGAGAACGTCCCCGGCGTCTTATCCTCTAACGGAGGACTCGACTTTGCCTCCCTCCTTCGAGGGATGGGCGAACTCGGGTATGGGTTCGCGTACCGAATTCTTGACGCTCAGTACTTCGGAGTGGCCCAGCGACGCCGTCGTGTGTTCGTTATCGGATACCTTGGAAACTGGCGACCTGCCGCAGCGGTACTTTTTGAGCGCCACAGCCTGTCAGGGCATCCTGCGCCGAGCAGAGAAAAGAGGCAAAGAGTTGCCGACACCCTTACGGTTGGCGCTAACCAATGTAGCGGATTTGAAACAGATGTTGTAGAGGCTTTTCGCATGGTTGCGTTTGGGGAATACAACGATAACGGTAGCGCCAGCGCAATAAAAGCTAGAGACTACAAGGATGCAACTGATTTAGTAACGCAGCCAATCAGCATTCACCCGCATTGCATAGGCCGCGCACCTGATGCTGGGCCGCAGGGTAAGGAATATTTAACTGATGGTTCAGCCTATTGCATGGACAGCCGAGGCCAGCCGCAGGCGGTTATGCAGCCTATTGGCGTTGACATTTTTAATGGCGCATTTACAGGGGATACGGCGGCATCATTGACTAAACGCGCTGATGGAACAGGAACTGGGCCATCGGTTATGCAGCCCATTGCCTTTAGCGGACGGATGTCAAACCCGCAAACTGATGTGGACATGACGCAGACGCTGCAAGCTACAAACCCAATGGCGGTAGCCTTTGGTGGAGACATTGCCAGAACACTTCAAGCGCGTCACGATAGCAGTCCCTGCGCTGATAGAGGCATTGATGTAGTCGCGCAAGCAATGGCAGTACGCCGCCTCACGCCAGTGGAATGCGAAAGACTCCAAGGATTCCCTGACAACTATACCGACCTCAAGTACAAAGGCAAGCCTACGCCTGATGGCCCTCGGTATAAGGCGCTGGGTAACTCAATGGCGGTGCCTGTTATGGCGTGGATCGGCAAAAGAATTAAAGAAGTGGACGCGATATGCCAGACACAGAAACAATAGCCAAGGCGCTGGGCAACGCCAAGAAGGTCAATGGATCATGGGTGGCATCATGCCCCGTACCTGGCCACGGCAGAGGCAACGGGGACAAGAACCCTAGCCTGTCTATCTCAGAATCAGAGGGCAAGGTCTTATTCCACTGTCACGGCGGCTGCGACCAGCGGGACGTGTTCGACGCAGTCAGGGATCGCAACCTGCTGCCCACAACGCCCAAGCGGGAGGAGATTAGCTTTACCCAGCACCAGGCGCCGGTATTGCAGCAAGAATGGGAGTACACGGCAGAGAACGGCAGCGTCTTATTCACTAAGCGCCGGTATAAGACGGCAGACGCCAAGGGTAAGACGTACTCAATTCACAGGGTAGACGCCAACGGCAAGCGGGTAGCTGGGCTCAAGGACACCAGAATCGTGCCCTACCGCCTGCCAGAGATGCTGGTAGCCAAGGCAGCGGGACGCGCAATCTACTTGGTGGAGGGCGAGAAGGCAGCCGATGCTTTAGTCAGCATTGGCGCTGTGGCCACCACAAGTCATACGGGTGCAGGGTCATGGCCCGAGGACATTACCCAGTATTTCGCGGGCGCAAATGTCGTGATAGTGCCTGACAACGATGAGCCAGGCAGAGCATACGCGAAAAAGGCTATAGCCAAGCTCCTACCCGTGGCTAAGTCAATCAGGTACTTAGACCTCAATCTTATGGTAGAGGGTGATGATGCTTATGAGTGGGTCAACGACATGGCGGGGACAAGGACGGAGCTTGCAAGCCTAGCCAAGAAGTCGCCAGTCATTACCGAGCCGGCAGAGGAGCCAACCCCGATATCAGAGCCCATGCCTGACATGGACGCCTACAACCCAACGCCGCAGCTCCTAAACATTGAGGCATGGGACACCATAAAAGACGAGCCGGTCAGCTGGATCATTGAAAACGTATTGCCAGATAAGGGATTTGCAGCCTTGTACGGCCCGCCAGGCAGTTACAAGTCGTTTGTGGCGCTGGACATAGCCGAGGCTGTGGCGACAGGACGCCAATGGATGGGCAACGAAATTGCACTAGCCGGCGCCGTAATCTACATTGCCGGCGAGGGGCACGGCGGTATCGGGGCGCGGATTAAAGCGTGCAAGATACACAACAAGACGCAGGACGGGGCAGATATTTACGTCATTAGGCACCAGCTTAACCTCCGATCAAGCGCAGACGATTTCAACCTGCTGATGGAGTCAATTGACAACCTGATAGAGCAGTCAGGCATAGAACTACGCCTGATCCAGATAGATACGTTGGCCAGGGCATTCGGTGGCGGCAACGAAAACGATAGTCAAGATATGGGTGCATTTATTCATAACACGGGACGTATGCAGCGCAAACTGGGCTGCGCGCTCATGGTTTTGCACCACTCAGGCAAGGACGCCACCAAAGGATTGCGCGGTCATAGCTCATTATTAGGCGCCGTGGACACGCAACTTGAGCTACAAAAACTTGACGTAACAGTCAAGAAGGACGGCGTTGCTGGGCAAGGAATAATCACCATCAGTAAGCAAAAGGATGGGCAGGACAACATCAAATTTGGGTTTGAGATGGTGCAAATTGACACTGGCGGCGGGCTAAACCTGGGCGAATCCCTGTCACTAGCGGTCAGGGAACACCAAGAAATGATTGACGAACAGCACAAGAAACCAAAGCTACCGCCAATAAGAACAGGGGCTGGCGGCATCCAAAAGCAGGCTTTGGACGCCTTGCACAAGGCAATTACAGAGCATGGCGAGATGAGAATAATTGACGGGAAGCGCAATAAATCAATCTACACTGAGCAGTGGCAGCAAGCGTTTGAGGCGGCCCAGATGGACAAAGCAGGCATCAAAAGGCGGTTTACAAGGTGCGTTCAGAGCCTTCAGAACGCCAAAAGGGTGGAGGTTTTTGATCCTTTTGTGTGGGTGATTTGGGACGATAGTGACCAAAATGGCGGGGACTTTTAACCGTTTTTGGGCGGCTGAGAAGGTTACAGATTTGATTAGTGACAAATGGAGCCAAATGGTGAGCCAAATGGACGGATGAGAGGAAAAACGTGAAATTTGCCAAATGGGACAAATGGGACAAATGGATGCCAAATGGATGCCAAATGGTGAGCCAAATGGAGAAAAATGGTGGTTTGCATAGATTTGGTGCAGTTTTGCCAAATGGGAGAGCGTATGTCTTAATATACGCTCCCATTTGGCAAATTACCAAATGCCCGAAGTTGTGTTTTTAAGGATGATGTGATGGCTACGAATAAACGTAAAGTTTTGACAAGTATTGAGGTTAAGCAGCCGAGCTTTCCAGCGGATAAGTTTGACCTGTTTAAGAATGCGGTTTTGGTGGAGCTGGAGAATCGGAAAAAAGACCATGAGGCGAAGTGGGGTATTGATAGGCTGATTTGGTTGGTGGGTACCGAGTTGCGGGAAAAGGTCTGGGCGCAGCTCCAGCGGGTTTACTTGGCTCAAGAGTCGCGGGACGACGAAAGGATGGCCAAGGCGGTTAGCGGGATGTGCAAAGCCTACGACGCGATGGAGGCTTGGGCGACAGAGAACAACGTGGAGCAGGTAGCCGATGTACGCCAGATCGAATGGCGGCAGCCGGACGGGGTAATTTTTGTGGTGGTGCCCGACGAAAAGGCAAAGAAGGTTTATTTGCAGAATTGGCCAGGCACCATAGACAGGATTGTTTGGACAATCCAAGAAATTGCGATAATAGTCAACAAGCAGGCAGAGGGACAGATCAACGAGCTAAAGCGGCAATGGCCAGGCAGTCAGCTAGTTTCGGTCGGCGGCCCTAGCGGGTTCGATGACATGGACAATGACATTGATATGGTGACGCCGAGCAGGACGCCGAAGTTGTTTGATACAAAAGCCTTTGCAAAAGCTTAAAACGTGCCAAATAGCCGTTTGGCGGTGTTTGGCGGTACTTGGGTGCTGATTGTGGGCAGAGTGGCAGCATCGGCGGCAAAAGGGCAGAGTGGCAACGTTATGCGCTTTTTGCATACATTTAGTTAAATTACGCGCACGCGCTGGGGGTAATCGATGAAGGCAATAGCCGAAAAAATGACAAAAACAGGTGCAATCATGGGCAGACCAGTGAAATGGCCGCCCGATCACCCAGTTTGGAGTGAAATCATTGATCGGGTGTCAGCTGGCAAAAGCGTGAGCACAGTGCTGTCTGAGAAGGGAATGCCAAACTGGACGGTGTTTCAAGCCATGCTGGCGCACGACGCCAACTTGAACGCTGCTTATGAGAAAGCGGTTCAGAACCGCGCAGACAAGCTGGCTGACGAGATACTTGAGCTCTCTGACGAGCAGATGCCTGCGGGGCTGGAAGGCGCTATGGCAAGCGCCTGGGTGCAGCAGAAGCGGATGCAAGTGGACGCGCGCAAGTGGATCGCCAGCAAGCTCAAGCCGAGGACGTACGGCGACCGCATTGACATGACGGTGAGGGACGAGCGCATCAGCGTGCTTGGCGCGCTCGAGGCGGCGCAAGCTAGGGTGCAGACATTGCAGCTGGACAACGTCACCGACATCACGCCCAAGGTTGTGGATAAGTCAATCTGATACGTTTGTACTTTATACAACGGGCGTTATGTTAAGTACCCAGCCTGTGGATAACCCTGTGGACAACCCTACCCTTGGGCGCTTGGCCTAGCGTGCCTCTGGCTTGGCACGGCGCTTGCTTTGGCCCTCTTTTTTACCCGAGGCCCCCCCCTAGGGCCGACGGGAAAGGGCCAAGGAACGGGTGGGTTCACGAACAATTTTTATTTTTTTATGGTACAACCGCCCTATGCAACTGCCCATCTACCGAGGTGAAGAAGAACAGAAGCTGATGACCGAGTTATGGTCACCGGCCATAGCCGACGACTTGGAGGCTTTTGTTTTGTATGCTTTCCCGTGGGGCGTGAAGAACACGCCTTTAGCCAAATTCACTGGCCCTAGGAAATGGCAGCGCGATGTTTTGCGTGACGTAACCAACCACATTAAGGCGCAAAAGGGCAAGACGGACTATGACACCATTCGGGAGGCAGTATCTAGCGGGCGGGGAATTGGTAAATCAGCACTTGTCAGTTGGCTAGTTCTTTGGATGCTGACCACCCGAATTGGTGGCTCTGTGGTGGTTAGCGCAAACAGCGAGAACCAGTTACGTTCTGTGACGTGGGCCGAGCTCACAAAGTGGGCGGCAATGTTGATTAATTCGCATTGGTGGGAAATATCGGCCACTAAGCTAGTGCCTGCGACCTGGTTGACGGAGCTAGTAGAAAGGGATTTGAAAAAGGGTACGCGCTACTGGGCTTGCGAGGGCAAACTGTGGTCAGCTGAGAATCCTGACAGCTACGCTGGCGTGCATAACCAGGACGGCATGATGCTGATATTTGACGAGTCCAGCGGTATTCCTAACCCGATATGGGAGGTGGGCGCTGGATTCTTTACGGAGAACACGCCCGACAGGTACTGGTTTGCGTTTAGCAATCCTCGGCGCAATGAGGGGTACTTTTTTGAGTGCTTTCACGCCAAAAGGGATTTCTGGAACAGCCGTACCGTAGACGCGAGGACTGTGGAGGACACGGATAAAGCTATTTATGAGCAGATTATTGCGGAGTACGGCGAGGATTCGTCCCAGGCCAAGGTTGAGGTTTACGGTGAGTTCCCGTCGGCGGGCGAGGATCAGTTCATTAGCCCGACGCTGGTAGATGACGCCGCCAAGAGGCCCAAGTACAAGGATTTGACTGCGCCGATTATTGTTGGCGTTGACCCAGCTCGAGGTGGTGCGGACTCAACGGTGATTGTTGTGCGCCAGGGCCGCGACCTTGTGGCTATTAAGCGGTACCAGGGCGAGGACACGATGACGATTGTGGGGCGTGTGATTGAGGCGATTGAGGAATTCAAGCCTGTTTTGACTGTGATTGACGAGGGCGGTCTGGGGTATGGGATACTGGATCGGCTAACCGAGCAGCGGTATAAGGTGCGCGGGGTTAACTTTGGGAATAAGGCTAAGCAGTCGATTGCTTTTGGCAATAAACGCGCCGAAATGTGGAATGAGATGAGGAATTGGCTAAAATCTGCTAGTATCCCGCCCGATAGGCAGTTAAAAGCGGATTTGACTGGCCCTGCCAAGAAGCCCAATTCGGCAGGCACTATTTTCCTTGAAGGGAAAAAAGAGATGAGAGCACGAGGTTTAGCATCACCTGACGCAGCCGACGCGCTGTGCGTGACGTTTGCCTTTCCTGTTGCTCACCGCGAGTATACTGAGCCCACTAGGCGCATTAACGCGCAAAATGGTGGTGTAACTACTTCATGGATGGGGTCTTGATATGCCTTTAGTTAAGTCAAAATCACCAGAGGCTTTCCGCAAGAACGTGAAGGCCGAGGTGGCTGCCGGCAAGCCTGTAAAGCAAGCCGTGGCTATTGCGTATTCCGTTAAGCGCGAGGCTCCCAAGCCAGCCCCAACTAAAAAGAAATGACATGGCTGATTACACAGGCATAGCAGCCGCCGGTGCGGTAGCCAACGGGGGCGGTCAAAAAGACAGCACCTCCAATATCTTGGCCACCGCCCGCAGCCGATTGGACATGGCGATCTCGGCGTTGTCCGAAAGCCGCGAGGATGAGATTGACGACCTGCGGTTTTACGCCGGCAGCCCAGATAACCAATGGCAATGGCCCGCTGATGTGCTGGCCACTCGCGGGGCAGTGCAGGGGCAAACGATCAATGCCCGCCCATGTTTGACCATCAACAAACTGCCGCAGCACGTCCGGCAAGTGACCAATGACCAACGTCAAAACAGGCCAACTGGCAAAGTTATTCCAGCCGATGACAACGCCGACGTCGAAGTCGCCGAAGTATTTAACGGCATGGTCAGGCATATTGAATACATCTCGGACGCAGATGTTGCTTACGACACCGCCTGCGAAAACCAAGTCTCCTACGGCGAAGGCTACATCCGTCTCCTGACCGAGTATTGCGGCGACGATACCTTTGACCAAGACATCAAAATTGGTCGGATTCGCAATTCGTTTTCGGTCTACATGGACCCGACCATCCAAGACCCGTGCGGATCGGACGCCAAGTGGTGTTTTATTACCGAAGACATCACCAAAGACGATTATGTGCGGATGTACCCCGATTCGGCGCCCATTACAACGCTGCAAACGCTGGGTGTAGGCGACCAAAACCTGTCACAGTGGCTCAATGAGGACACGATCCGCATTGCCGACTACTATTACGTCGATTACGACAAGGGCACTTTGAATTTGTACCCTGGAAACGCCACGGCGTTTGAAGGAACACCCGAAGACAAGCAATTGCGGGCCGTTTACGGCAAGCCTAAGAAATCGCGTCAGTCTGACCGGCCACGGATTAAGTATTGCAAGATCAACGGGTACGAAATCCTTGAAGAACGCGAGTGGGCGGGTAAATATATCCCCGTTGTGCGCATTGTCGGCAACGAATTTGAGGTTGACGGTCGCTTGTATGTCTCTGGTTTAGTGCGTAACGCCAAGGATGCCCAGCGGATGTACAACTATTGGGTATCCCAAGAGGCTGAAATGCTGGCTCTAGCACCTAAAGCACCATTTATTGGGTACGGCGGCCAGTTTGAGGGCTACGAAAACCAATGGAAAACCGCCAACACGACCAATTGGCCGTATTTGGAGGTTAATCCTGACGTAACCGATGGCCAAGGCGCCGTTCTGTCACTGCCACAGCGGGCTCAGCCCCCAATGGCCTCCAGCGGGCTGCTACAGGCCAAATCTGGGGCTGCTGAAGACATTAAATCGTCCACTGGCCAGTACAACGCATCTTTGGGCATGACATCCAACGAGCGCAGCGGCAAAGCTATTCTTGCCCGCCAGCGCGAGGGCGACGTGGGGACTTACCACTATGGTGACAACTTGGCCCGTGGCGTGCGCTACCTGACCCGCCAACTGATTGACCTGATCCCCAAAATCTACGACACCCAGCGTATTGCCCGAATCATTGGCGAGGACGGTGAGACAAGCATGGTCAAGATCGACCCGACACAGCCCGAGCCGGTCAAAAAGATCATCGACCAGCAAGGTATTGTGATGGACAAGGTGTACAACCCCGGCGTCGGCAAGTACGACGTGGTGGCCACCACCGGCCCAGGTTACGCGACCAAGCGCCAAGAGGCGCTGGAGGCGATGGGCCAACTGTTGCAAGGCAACCCGCAACTTTGGCAAGTGGCCGGTGACCTGTTTGTCAAGAACATGGATTGGCCAGGCGCTCAAGAAATGGCCAAGCGGTTCCAAAAGACTATTGACCCCAAACTGTTGCAAGACGGCGACAAGCCGCCCGAGTTGCAAGCTGCCGAGCAGCAGATTCAGGCAATGGGCCAAGAGATGGAGCAGATGCACCAGATGATCGTGAACGCTGGCAAGTCGATTGAGGTGCAAGATATGCACCGCAAGGATTTTGAAGCGCAGGTCAAAGCGTACCAAGCTGAGACACAGCGCATTGCTGCGGTGCAGGCGTCCATGTCTCCCGAGCAGATTCAAGACATCGTGCTGGGCACCGTCCACGGCATGATTACCTCTGGCGACTTGGTATCCGAGATGCCAGGGCGTGATATGGACACCGGCCCTGAGATGCCGCAAGAAGGCATGGAACAACAGCCGCAACCTATGGGAATGCCACAATGAAAGCCGCAGATTTTGTAGGAATGCTATTTTTAGCCCGCGATGTGACGCACAGCGTTCACCTTAACACGCGCAGCTATTCCAAGCACGTTGCCCTTAACATCTTTTACGACCGCATTATTGACGCTGCGGACGATTTTGCTGAAGCCTATCAAGGCCGGCATGGTCTGATGGGGCCAATTACCCTACATTCAGCCACCAAAACAGCCAATATCATCGACTTTTTGCAGGGGCAACTTGATGAAATTGAGAAGGCGCGCTACGAGGTGGTTGACCCCAAAGATATGTCTTTGCAGCAATTGATAGACAATATCATCGAAATTTACCTGCGCACCCTGTATAAACTACGCTTTTTAGCATAAGGAACCATCATGGCACTCTACAAACAAGGCAATGCAGACGCGCAAGTCAAAATTGGCGGCGGCAAGCTGTACGGTATTTTTATCTCCTCTACCAGCAGCGGCACTTTTGCGCTGTACGATAGCGCAACGGCCAGCACCAGCGACCCTAAAATTGCTAACACTGTGACCGTAACAGCCGGTACCCAGTATTTGTCTTTTCCCGCAGGTATTTGGTTTAGCAAAGGTCTGTACATTGACATTGCTAACACCATAGAATACACAATCGTGTACGAATAAGGAGCGCCGCAATGGCAGATGTAAAGATTTCCCAACTGCCAGCAGCTACGACCCCCTTGACAGGGGCCGAGGAAGTTCCGCTGGTACAAAGTGGCATTACTAAGAAAACCACTGTTGCCAGCCTGAGTGTTTCTCAAAATTTGCAGACCGTTACCAATAACGGCGCAATTACAACCAATAATTCAACTTTTAACGGCGCCAATATTGGTACCTACAGCGGCATTCCAGCCGTTACATCTGTTGGCTCCTCAGTGGGTTTGGCTAACTCCACTAATGCCGTTGTTCTTTTGGCTGACGCATGGCGCGGCGCGGGTAACAATACCAACAACCTAGGCGCGTCCGGCACAAACTGGAACAACGTCTACGCCACGACCTATAACGTAGGCGCGGGAACGGCCAGCATAACTGCCTCGGGCAACAACTTGGTGCTCAACGCTGTGGCGGCTGCCGTTGCGGGTGTTGGCCTTGCCCCAGCGACCACCAATCTGTACTACTTGGGCGGGTCAACCCTCAAGTGGAAAGGACTGTATCTCAGCGACGGCGATTTAAACTGGAATTCCTACGGCATACCAGCCCCAGCCGGAAGCACAACAACTTTCTTGCGTAATGACGGTACATGGGCTGTGCCACCAGGCGGTGGCGGTGGATCGGGTACGGTTACCTCTGTTTCCGTTGTTTCTGCCAATGGCTTTGCGGGAACGGTAGCCACGGCCACCACAACCCCCGCTATTACGCTAACCACCAGCATTACCGGCGTCCTCAAAGGCAACGGGACGGCCATTTCTGCGGCTACAGCAGGTACTGACTATGTAGCCCCTGGCGGCGCTCTTGGAACGCCGTCTAGCGGCACTTTGACCAATGCCACAGGTTTGCCGCTAACAACTGGCGTTACAGGCTTGTTGCCTGTGGCCAATGGCGGCACTGGAACGGCTACACCTGCGCTAGTTGCAGGCACCAACGTGACAATTACTGGCACTTGGCCAAACCAAACCATCAACGCTAGCGGTGGTGGCGGTGGATCGGGGACTGTGACTTCAGTGGCAGTGTCTGGTGGCACAACGGGCCTGACCACTTCTGGCGGCCCAATCACTACATCCGGAACAATCACCTTGGCAGGCACTTTGGCTATTGCCAACGGCGGCACCAATGGTTCTGCGTCGCCTACGGCGGGTGCAATTTCTTATGGCACCGGCACAGCGTTTGCTTTTACGGCTGCGGGCACATCTGGTTATGTGCTGCAAAGCAATGGGGCATCGGCTCCTACTTGGCGCACTCCTACTGAGTACGCCACGGTAACCGATGACACCACAACAAATGCAACCCGCTACCCGCTGTTTTCTAGCAGCACAAGCGGCAATTTGACCGCTGAATATGTGTCGTCCAGCAAACTCAAATACAACCCCTCAACAGGCGCTGTGACTGCCTCGCAGTTCATCATTGCACCATAAGGCGAAATCATGGGAAAACTTACTTTTCAAGCGGCGCTGGGCGGGACAGTAGATTTAGTCGGCCCTAATACGGCGGGCGCCGTAACCCTTAATTTGCCTACTTCATCTGGCGACCTAGTAGGAACAGGCTCTACTGGCGTTGTTACAACCAGCATGATTTCTGGGCAAATTGCTGTTGCCCAAGGCGGTACTGGAGCTTCTACAGCTCAAACTGCAATCAATACTTTAATCGGCGGCACAATAGTTTCTGGGCAATATTTGCGAGCAAACGGCACCAATGTTGTGATGGCGAACATCCAAGCAGGGGATGTGCCAACGTTGAATCAAAATACTACCGGCACTGCTGCGGGTCTATCTTCTATTTTGGCGGTTGCTTATGGCGGCACAGGCACATCTAGCCCAGGTTTGGTTGCAGGCACTAACGTCACCATTACTGGCACTTGGCCCAATCAGACTATCAATTCGTCTGGCGGCGGCAGCGGCATGGTTTATCCTGGCGCTGGCATCCCTTTATCTACTGGTTCGGCTTGGGGAACGTCTTATAGCACTACGGGCAGCGGCAATGTTGTTCTTGGTACATACCCATCAATTTCCGGCCCCAAAATAGATTTTATACAAGGCTCAACGTCTACTGGTTCTACAAACGTTTTATCGTTTACCAATAATGCTGGTACGGCAAACGGCCCGTACCTAAATGTTGCTAACGCTACACCATCATCAAACAATCCTATTGTTTTAAGCATTACTAACAGCGGCGGTTTTACTAATAACTTGGAGCTTCAAGGTGCTAGTGGTGCGTATGTAGCAATAAATAACGGCGCTACCCCGTCTAAAAAACTTGTATTTAACCCAGCAGGAACTACAAGCACAACCACGCAAATAACGACATCTCAGACAACAAATAGAATTTTGACGTTGCCAGACGCAGATGACACTTTGGTTGGCAAAGCAACAACAGATGTATTGACCAATAAAACAATTAACGCCGCATCGGGCGGCAATAGTATTTTTGGGATATCGCTAACTACTGGCGTAACTGGCACATTGCCTGTAACTAACGGCGGTACCAATCAAACATCGTACACCGATGGGCAATTGCTGATTGGCAATAGCACAGGCAATACGCTTGCCAAAGCCACACTGACCGCTGGTAGCGGCATTAGCATTACCAACGGCGCTGGTTCAATTACTATTGCCGCTACTAACTCCGGCACAGTTACTTCAGTTACTGGAACAAGCCCCGTTGTCAGTAGCGGTGGAACAACCCCAGCCATTAGCTTGGCTACGGCATACGGCGACACCCTAAACCCTTACGCAAGTAAAACTGCCAATTACATTTTGGCTGCGCCTAACGGTTCGGCAGGTGTTCCGACATTCCGCGCTATTGTGGCTGCGGACATTCCAACGCTGAATCAAAACACTACAGGCACGGCGGCCAACGTTACAGCGTCAAGCAATTCCACATTGACCACGTTAAGCGCACTTAGCTTGCCTGGTTCACAAGTCAGCGGAAATATTAGCGGCAACGCTGCAAATGTTACCGGCACAGTGGCTATTGCTAACGGTGGCACCAACACAACCGCTACACCTACTGCTGGCGGCATAACTTATGGCACTGGAACTGCGCAAGCGTATACTGCCGTTGGCACAAGCGGCCAAGTGCTGACATCTAATGGCTCATCTGCCCCAACTTGGACAACTGTTAGCGGGTCTGGTTCGGTTACTTCAGTCGCCGCAACGGTTCCAGCTTTCTTGTCTGTAAGCGGAAGCCCGATCACAACAAGCGGAACATTGGCTATTTCCTATTCCGGCACGGCGTTGCCAGTTGCCAATGGAGGCACTGGAACCACAACCGGCAGCCTGGCTAATTGCACGGTAGACGGGACTAATGCTGTTGGTTATCTAAATGTGCCGCAAAACGCCCAAGGCAGTTCATATACGCTTGTTTTGGGAGACGCTGGCAAGCATATTTACAACGCTTCTGGGACTGGCGTAACCTATACCATCCCCGCAGCAACATCTGTAGCATACCCGATAGGTACGGTAATCAGTTTTATTAATTTATCATCAAGCGCCGTAACTATTGCTATTACTACAGATACCATGTATTTGGCTGGTGCTGGTACTACTGGTAGCAGAACATTAGCCACATATGGTATTGCTACCGCTACCAAATTATTTGGTACATCTTCTAGCGGCGTTTGGATTATTTCTGGATCGAATTTAACATGAGTGGAATTTTCCATCACTTGTTGGCATTTGTTACTTCAGCAGTAACCGATCCATTTTGGAAATACGTCACCCTATTGCTGCACGGCGATGGGACTAATGGCGCTCAAAACAATACGTTTTTAGATAGCGCAAATCAAGCTGTTGTAACCGGAAGCATTACAACTACTGTATTAACAGTTACAGCGGTTACGTCAGGAACATTAGTTGTAGGTACAGGCATCACGGGAACAGGTGTTACCGCTGGTACAACTATTACGGCATTACTAACTGGAACAGGTGGCGTGGGAACTTATACAGTTAGCGCATCACAAACAGTATCAAGTACCACAATCACCGCTACGGGATTCCCTGTCACTCGCAACGGCAGCACAACGCAAGGCACTGTTAGCCCGTTTGGCCCTGATTGGAGTAATTATTTTGATGGCAACGGAGATTATTTAACAATTCCTAGCAATTCTGCTTTTATTTTTGGGTCAAGTAATTTTACTGTAGAATTTTGGGTATATCCGCAAGTTATACCATCAGAAGTTGATTTAATTAGTCAATGGAATGCAGGAACCATAGCCGGATCAAACCAATGGCTTTTATTTATAAATAATAGTGTGCCTACTTTTTTATGGTCAACTGATGGTACTAATGGATCAGGACAAGCAGAGGGAACTACTGTAACAGCAAATCAATGGTATCATTTTGCCGCCGTCAGAAATGGCTCAAATGTTACATTTTATGTAAATGGAGTTGGTGGCACACCAGCTTCTATATCTGGGTCATTATATACAGGAGCAACAGAACTTTTAGGTATTAGTTGGCGTAGAAATAATAATAGTTCTATACAATATCCATTAACCGGCAATATTTCTAATTTGCGTATTGTTAAAGGTACAGCAGTTTATACTTCAAACTTTACCCCTCCTACAGCGCCATTAACAGCAATTACAAACACAAGTTTATTAACTTGTCAATCTAATAAATTTATTGATAACTCAACAAACGCATTTATTATTACTAAATATGGTGATACGTCAGTACAACGATTTAGCCCGTTTAGCATGGGTTCTGCGTACTCTACTTCTGTAATTGGTGGCTCGGGATATTTTAATGGTAGTGCAGATTATTTAACAGTTCCTAGCAATTCTGCTTTTATTTTTGGGTCAAGTAATTTTACTGTAGAATTTTGGGTATATCCGCAAGTTATACCAGGAGAAATTGATTTAATTAGTCAATGGAATGCAGGAGGTTTTGCGGGAACAAACCAATGGCTTTTATTTGTAAGTGGTGGTGTGCCTAGTTTTTTATGGTCAACTGATGGTACTAATACCGCAGGAGGAGCAAACGGGTTTTCTATAACAGCAAATCAATGGTATCATTTTGCCGCCGTCAGAAATGGTTCAAATGTTACATTTTATGTAAATGGAGTTGGTGGCACACCAGCCTCTATATCTGGATCATTATACACAGGAGCAACAGAACTTTTAGGTATTAGTTGGCGTAGAAATAATGGTTCTACACAATATCCATTAACCGGCAATATTTCTAATTTGCGTATTGTTAAAGGTACAGCAGTTTATACTTCAAACTTTACCCCTCCTACAGCGCCATTAACAGCAATTACAAACACATCTCTTTTACTTAATACTATTAATGGCGGCATTTACGACAACGCCATGATGAATAATTTAATAACCGTTGGTAATGCCCAAGTCAGCACTACGCAATCTAAATTTGGCGGCGCATCAATGGCTTTTGATGGGTCAGGTGATTGGTTAACCGCTATTGATACGCCAAACCTTCAATTAGGATCGGGCAATTTTACGATTGAAGGTTGGGTCTATTTAAATGCTATTGGTGTTGCTTACGGCCTTATTAGTAAAGGCACATCATCAACAGGTTGGAGTATCAACGTAACATCAAGCAATAAACTTCAGTTTAGTTATACCGCATCAAATCTCACAGGAGCTACGTCTTTAGCGGCCTCAACTTGGTATTATTTTGCTGTTGTTCGTTCTGGCACTGCCACAGGAAACGTAAAAATTTATCTTAATGGGACTGCGGACGCAACAAGTGGATCGGCGATTACTGACAATTTTAACCAAACTAGCACTTTGTATGTCGGCGCAGACAGAGTAGGTGGAAGTTCATTAAATGGCTATATTGACGATTTAAGATTAACTACAGGCTACGCCCGTACCATAACAACCCCCACCGCAGCTTTCCCCAATTACTAATATGCTTTACTCTAAACTTGGATCAATCCCAATGCCTGAGACTGACGGCACAGAAGGCTGGGAAGAAGTGCCGGAGCCGCCAACGGCTGGCGATGGCGAGGAAGTGGTTTGGTGGAGCCCGCCTGGTTGGGTGGTGCGCCCTATCAAACCCGCAGCAACCGAAACAACTGATTTTGCTTGGAGCCAATCCGAGCAACAATGGATGGAATATAGTACAACCCCCGTAACTCAAGAGGAAATTGCCCCATGACTATTAATCTACCCGTCGAACTTGTAAACCAAATCCTTGGTTATTTGGGCACCCGCCCTTACCAAGAGGTATTTCATATTGTTCAAACGGTACAGAATTTAGCCAAAGAGCAGATGCCCACGGCGACAGAAGATACGGCATAATGCCCGAAAACGTACTGGTGCGCTCACCAGGGATTCTATGGAATCGAAAAAATGTCAGAAGAAATCCTAGCGGAAGTTGAATCCGTGCCAGATCAGGTTGCAACGGTTGCGCCTGAGACTGAAGTTATTACGCCGGAAGTAGAGACGACCAAGACCTTCACACAAGAAGAATTGGACGCAGCTATTGGAAAACGCCTCGCAAGAGAGCAACGAAAGTGGGAACGGGAACAAGCGCAACGCCAAGCAGAAGTGCAGACGTTGAGGGCTCCAGCCGCCCAATCCGTTGACCAGTTTGAAACACCAGAAGCCTATGCGGAAGCATTGGCCCTCCAGCGTGCAGAAGAACTAGTCGCTAAACGGGACGCGGCAAGGCAGCAGTCGCAAATTCTTGAAAGCTACCACGAACGTGAAGAAGAAGCTCGCGGCAAGTACGAGGACTTTGAACAAGTTGCGTACAACCCCAAACTTTCAATCACCGACGTGATGGCAGAGACGATCCGATCTTCGGATGTTGGGCCTGAGTTAGCTTATTACCTCGGTTCTAACCCCAAGGACGCGGAACGTATTTCCCGTATGTCGCCACTCGGTCAGGCAAAAGAAATTGGGAAGATTGAGGCCAAACTGGCTGCTGATCCTCCCGTGAAACGTACCACGTCGGCGCCAGCACCGATCTCGCCTGTCACCGCCCGATCCACTGGATCACCGGCCTTCGACACTACTGATCCACGGTCTATCAAGACCATGTCGGATTCGCAGTGGATAGAAGCCGAAAGGGCACGGCAGATTAGAAAATTGCAAGCGCAGGCAAACCGCTAACTTTTTTAAGGACTTTTTTTCATGTCTAATAGTATCCTAACCATTGATATGATCACACGGAAGGCTCTCGAAATTCTTGAGAACAATCTGGTGATCACCCGTAACGTTAACCGTCAGTACGACGACAGCTTTGCTGTTGAAGGTGCCAAGATCGGTTCTACTCTGCGTATTCGCCTGCCTGACCGCGCTTTGGTCACTGACGGTGCCGCCCTGCAAGTTCAGGACGACAACGAGCAGTACACCACTTTGACGGTTGCCAGCCAAAAGCACATCGGTGTCAACTTCACATCTGCTGAATTGACCATGCAATTGGATGACTTCGCAGAGCGCGTGTTGAAGCCACGTATCAGCCAGCTGGCCTCCAGCATTGACGCTGACGTTGCTAATGCCTACAAAACCATCGGTAACACCGTCGGCACTCCTGGCACCACTCCTTCGACTTCTTTGGTCTTGTTGCAAGCCCAGCAGAAGCTGAACGAGAACGCCGCCGTCATGTCGCCCCGCTATGCAACGGTTAACCCCGCTGCAAACGCTGGTCTGGTTGAAGGCATGAAAGGTTTGTTCAATCCTACCGACACCATCAGCAAGCAGTTCAAGAACGGCATGATGGGCACTGGCGTGCTGGGCTATGAAGAGATCAATATGTCTCAGTCGATCAAGCAGTTCACTACTGGTTCGCGTGATGCCTCGGCCTCCACGACCACTGGCGCTGCTGTGACCTCTGAAGGTTCGTCTACCCTGACCTTGACTCAAGGTTCGGTGACTACGACCATCAAGGCTGGCGACGTGTTTACCATTGCAAGCTGCTTCGCTGTGAACCCACAAACCCGTGAAACCACAGGTTCGTTGTTCCAGTTCGTGGCTTTGGTTGACGCTACCGCTGTGTCTGGCACCTGGACTGTGACCGTCGCCCCAATGTACTCGGCTAACCATGCCTTGGCCACTATGGACGTTTTGCCGCAAAACAGCAAAGCTGTGACCTTCGTGGGCGCTGCTTCTACTGCCTACGCTCAGAACTTGGTCTACCACAAGGACGCGATCACTTTCGCTACTGCTGACTTGTTGCTGCCCCAAGGCGTTGACATGGCTGCACGTTCTGTCCATAACGGAATCAGCTTGCGTGTCGTTCGTCAGTACGATATCAACAACGATCGGATGCCTTGCCGTATCGACGTTCTGTATGGCTTCAGCACCATTCGTCCACAGATGGCTTGCCGCGTCTGGGGTTAATCAATTCTTTTTGAAGGAAAATTATCATGGCTATTCCTAATGGCGCAGGCGGTTACCAAGTTGGTGACGGCAATCTGAGTGAAGTCAACATGGGCGTGCAATCGACTCCAGTAGCAGTTACTGCTGCTGCGACGTTGACTGCTGCTCAACTGACCAACGGCATCATCACCTACACAGGTGCAGTTGCTACTGTTACGCTGCCAACTGCAGCTCTTACCGATGCTCTGGTTTCCAGCGCAAAAGTAAACAGCTCTTTTGATTTTGCGGTCATCAACATTGGCGGCACTAACACTGTCACCATCGCTGGTGGTACTGGCTGGACTTTGGTTGGCACGGCTACTGTCGCTGCTGGCGTGTCCTCGCAGTGGCGCGCTGTCAAGACCGGCGACGCAGCCTGGTCTGTGTACCGTTTGGCTTAAACCTAAGTGGGGGCTCCGGCCCCCATTTTTAAGGAAACAATCATGTCAAATACCAAAGCAATTGGCGTCTCTTATCTTGACCCCGAATTTTCTACCTGCTACGCTACCGAGGAAATTGGGTACGCATCAGCAGCGCAAGGTACTGTGACGCAAGCAACAGACAAAGGTACGGGGGTAACTCTGAACAAATCTGCTGGCCGCATCACTATGAATGCTGCTTCTTTGGCAGCTAACACGGCTGTGTCATTTACTTTGACCAACAGCTTAATTAGCACCAACGATGCAATCATCGTAAATGTATCTGGTGGCGGCACGGCGGCTGCTTACACAACGTATATCTCCAGCATGGCTGCTGGTTCGGCAGTTGTTACCTTGCGTAACCTGACGGGCGGTGCTTTGGCTGAAGCCGTTGTTCTTAATTTCGCCATTATCCACGGCGCTTAATTGGAAGGGGGCCAAAAGCCCCCTTTTTCTATGGAAATATATCTCTCCCATCCCATCCACGGCCGCAAAATAGCGACGATGGAACTTGAAGCAAAAGCCGATGAAAAGAACGGCTGGACAAGATATACTCAGGACACGCCCGTAGCTACTGAGGCGGCTCCTGTAAACGCACTGGAAGTTAAGCGCCGTCGTAGAACTGAACCTGAAGGAGCCTAGTCATGGCGACATACACTGCTGGCGATCAAATCAACCGGTCGTTGAGGTTGCTCGGCGTGTTAGCCGAGGGCGAAACCCCCTCCGCATCTGTCTCTCAAGACGCCCTGATGGCGCTCAATCAGATGATTGATTCGTGGAATACTGAGCGCCTTTCCACTTTTGTTACCCAAGATCAAACCTTTTTGTGGCCGGCTGGCTTTATCAGCCGCACGCTCGGCCCTAGCGGGGACTTTATAGGCTTGCGTCCAATTCAGATGGACGACGCCACTTATTACCGCGACCCAGGCACCAACGTCAGCTTTGGCATTAAATTCATTAACCAGCAGCAGTACGACGGCATTGCGGTTAAAACAGTCACATCCACATACCCGCAAGTCTGCTGGGTCAACATGGGTTTTCCTGACATCACGCTGACAATTTATCCCAAGCCTACCCGCGAGTTGGAGTGGCATTTTGTTAGCGTCCAAGAACTTGATCGTCCGGCTGACTTGGCCACCGTGATGTATTACCCGCCAGGCTATCTGCGGGCGTTCACCTACAACCTAGCAATGGAATTTGCGCCTGAGTTTGGCGTTGAGCCTAGCCCGCAAGTGTCGCGCATTGCCATGACCAGCAAGCGCAACCTCAAGCGCATCAACAATCCTGATGATGTCATGTCCATGCCCTACGCCATTGTGGCGACTCGGCAGCGGTTCAACATCTACGCTGGCAACTACTAATGAAAACTCCCATCCTAGGTTCCAGCTACGTCGCCCGCAGCGTCAATGCTGCGGACAACAGGATGGTCAACCTGTTCCCCGAGATTGTCCCCGAGGGCGGCAAAGAGCCTGGCTTCTTGCAACGCGCTCCAGGTCTGCGCAAGCTGTGCACCGTAAGCACCGGCCCGATTCGAGGCGCATGGCAGACCAATGGTACGGCGTATGTAGTCTCCGGCACCGGTTTTTACAGCGTCAACACTAACTGGGTGTCAACCCGTTTAGGTACTGTGTCTGGCGTAGGGCCGGTCAGTATGTCTGACAACGGCACGCAGATTTTTATCTCTACCAATCCTGACGGGTACATTTACAACACGGCGACAAAAATATTCGCGCAGATTACTGACCCCGATTTCCCTGGTTCGGTTTCAGTTGGCTATCTTGATGGGTACTTTGTTTTTAACGAGCCCAACAGCCAAAAGGTTTGGGTTACGCAGCTGCTTGACGGCACTTCAGTTAATCCTTTGGATTTTGCCAGCGCCGAGGGTTCACCTGATGGCTTGGTTGCGTTAATTGTTGACCATCGTGAAGCATGGCTGTTTGGCAGCAGTTCAATTGAAGTTTGGTACGACGCCGGTGGGCCTGATTTCCCACTACAACGTATTCAAGGCGCGTTTAATGAGATTGGTTGCATTGCCCCATACTCAGTGGCCAAGATGGACAACGGCCTGTTCTGGCTGGGTGCCGACGCCCGTGGACAGGGCATCGTCTACCGTTCCAACGGCTACACCGGCACGCGCATTTCAACGCACGCTGTGGAATGGCAAATCCAGCAGTACAGCAATATGTCGGACGCAATTGCGTACACATACCAGCAGGATGGCCACAGTTTTTACGTCCTTATATTCCCCACCGCTAACACGACTTGGGTGTATGACGTAGCTACCCAAGCCTGGCATGAGCGCGCAGGCTGGGTGGATGGGCAATTTACCCGCCATCCTTCAAACTGCCAAGTATCGTTCAACAATGAGATTGTGGTCGGCAGCTACAACAACGGCAACTTGTACGCTTTTGACTTGGACGTCTACAGCGATTACGACCAAATTCAGCGATGGTTGCGGTCATGGCGGGCGCTGCCTACAGGGCAGAACAATCTTAAACGTACAGCTCAGCATACTTTGCAGCTTGACGCTCAAGCAGGGCATTATTTGCCGTCTGACGTTGGCGTTGAACTTCTGATAACGGAAGCCGGCGACAATCTAATCACTGAAGCTGGTGCTTATTTGGCTGCGTCTACAACGCCAGCGGTTAATCCAGAACCGCAGTTTATGCTGCGCTGGTCTGATGATGGCGGCCATACTTGGTCTAATTCACATTGGTCAGGCGGCGGCGCTGTCGGCGCATACGGCAGACGTATTTTTTGGCGTCGGTTGGGCATGACGCTCAAGCTGCGCGACAGGGTATATGAGTTGTCGGGCACCGACCCGATTAAGATAGCCATTATGGGCGCAGAACTGGTATTGAGCCCAACAAATGCTTAACGTAACCAATATCCCATCGGCGCGAGTCGTGTTTATCGACCCGCAAACAAACCTCATGTCGAGGTCTTGGTATCGGTTTTTCTTTAACCTGTTTGTGCTTACTGGTTCCGGTCAACCGCCCGCCGCGCTTACGCCGATTATCGTAACTGCGTCCCCGTTTGTTTACACCAATACAGCTGACTTGCCGGTGGACGTAATTGTCAGCGGTGGCAGCATTTCTAATTTGGAATTTTCCCGCGATGGTGTTACATTTTTTAACACCGGCAGTTATTATGGGATGTTTGGCTTATCGCCAGGAGATCATCTCCGTGCAACCTATACATCAACGCCGACAATGACTCTTGTTCCGAGGTAACTATGACTACTTACTTGACCCCCAGCCCCAAGATGCAATTCTTAGACGCCAATGGCAATCCATTGGTGGGCGGCAAACTGTACAGCTATGCCAGCGGAACAAGCACGCCTTTGACAACGTACACCGATTCGACCGGCGCGTCTGCAAACACAAACCCTATCATTCTTGATTCGCGTGGCGAGTGCAATTTGTGGCTCGGCGGCGCCAATTACACCTTGACGCTCAAGTCATCT